TCGCCTAGCTTTACAACTGCTTCCGCATAAGGAACAGCAGTCAAAGGCTGACCACCACGGCACCCGTCAGGGAAGCAAGTAAAGCCACGTAGTCTGTGAGCATACCTAGCCAGTGTCTGTGCAAAGTCTTCTACACCGTCTTCGTTGTTGCCCTCTGTACCCCATGCAGGAAGATTGATAGTGCTAGAAATAGACATATCTACATACTCCTGCACGTTAGCTTGGAAACTTAGTCGTCGTTCGTAGTCAGTGGCAAGATCAATTGCTGATTCAATTTTCTCTGGCTTAGTATCATAGAGATCAATCATCTCTTGAGCGGCACTGTCTACCACATACTGGTAGTGCCACTTCTTTGACTTGAGGTAGCGTCGTTTGTATGCCACTGCAAATATAGGCTCAACACCTGTGGAAGTTCCAGCCAGAATACCGATTGTTCCAGTAGGCGCAACCGCTCTAACCGCTGCTGGTCGTGAAACAGAAAGTGTCTTTGAAAAGTCTCTGGCAATTCTGTCGGACTCTGCCTCGTAAACTTTAAGCCAGCGGTGCAACTCTGGGGTAGTCTCGTACCTATGTCCTCGTTGGATAAGCCATTCGTGAAGCCCCATGAGTCCCAAGCCAAGCCGCCTGTTTTTCTCACGGACAGTTTTAATCTTATCATAAGGTAGCTGTGCTCGTAATGTTCCACACAAGAGAAACTTGGTTGCGAGTTGAACAACATCTTTGAGTTGGCCGAGGTCGTCAATCCTAGCAAAATTAAGACTGCCAAGGTTACAGACATCACTGTCGTCTTCGGATGTAACCTCAGTACAAGCATTACGAAGGGTCTCATTTTCTTTCTCAAAGAAGTTAAAACTAAATCCGGGTTCGGCACTTCTAAGAGCCTGTTGCACATTGTACCTAAAGACATCTCCAATTTCTCCTGTCTCCCAGTAATTCAACAACCAATCAGTATCATAATTCACACTGATATTTGTCATATCAAGAGGACAAGGGAAGTCAAAGTCATCTTGCTTAACATCGAAATAAGTCTGCCCTGTTTTTCCTACAGGCATGTCATTCCAGTTCTTAGCATTAAGGAATTGCATGATGTCTGGATGCTGATGGTTAAGCGAAGCATAGATAGCACTACGTCTGCTACCACCCTGCATAACCCTGCGGCCAATCTCGTTAATCATCTGCATCTTAGGGATAGGACCACTGGCTATCCCACCTGTGCCTTTAAGGACCGCCCCTTCTCCACGATAGACAGAGTAATCAATACCAATACCACCACCTGTCATCAAGCATGACTCAGACTTCCAAGACAGGTCAGCCCAATCTTCTCTGGTATCTTCTTCTGCTCGAAGAAGGTAACAATTATTAAAGAATTTCTTTTCGCGTCCTGCATAGTATAAATATCTACCACCCGGAAGGAAGCGGAGGTTAGACATGTGGTCAATCAGTTCGTCCTTCTCGTCACGAGTTAGATAGCTCTGACATACATCTTCAACCAGAGTACATGCCAGTTCGTGCATAGTTTCTGCACCTGTGTGTGAGTATTTAGTATTGAAAATATCTTCACTGAACTTAGACCTGAACTGTGGATTTCTATTTGATTTAAACATACACTTCCCCTTCGTACTTCTATTTATTGTAATACAATTCTAAGATTAACTCTGCATAGTGGATAGCTTTCTTAATGTCTTTCTCCCCTTCTCCTTTGGCACGATGGCGTGTAATATACTTTACTACATTACCCTCAAAATAGTCAAGGCTATTAGCATGAATATATTCTACTGGCTGGATGCCGCAGTCTTTGTAGTGATTGCCTCCAACCTGCTTGGTCAGAGTGTTGTTGGTGTCTTCTTTATAACGTCTTAGATAGTACTCTTCTGATCCTTTTCTAGAGGAGCGTGTTGATCCTTCTTCTGACATTCTCTTGATCTCCTGTTTCGATTACCTTCAAAGCAAAGCTCCTTACCTTGTGAGGTTCAAGCCCTGCATGGGTACAGATTATTTCAAAGTCTTCGCTTGTCACACCAACAGATGCAAAGAACCATGCCTTAGCTTGATCTCTTTCAAGTGTAATACTGCTGGCTTCATGGCTTCGTTTCTCTTTAAACAAGTCTAAGAAAGCCTGTAAGATAACAGATACGTATAAAACTTTATGTGGGTCTTTATTTAATTGCTCGTATAAGGATTCTAGTAAAGGCTCATTCATCTAAATTAAAATCCTGTACTGGTCTGTAGAACTTACCGCCTACCCAGTTGTTGTAGTAGGCTGGCTCATCTGTACCTTCCAGTGTAGCAGTCAGAACATGTCGTGTTACTTGGTGGTAGCACTCATAATACTTCATGCTTCTTTTATTTTTAAACTCTCCTAGAATTTCAAATCTAAAATTATCTTTACCGTGCTTATCAATGTCTTCCTTGAGGTGACGACTAGAACCTGCATATACTTTCCAGTTGGATTCAGACTTCTTCTTACCCTTACGGAAAGACCAGTACTGCTTACAGCCTATGTAGGCTTTCTTTGTTTTCTTGTTTGTAATGCAGTAAACAAATCCAAAGTATTTGTGGATGTTGATGTCCTTGTCGTACTCCCAGTGCATTTAGTATGCAACCTCTTCAACATCAGGTGTCTTGTTTACTTGGACAAGATGTCTTTTACCCGACGCATATTTAAATGTACGTAAGCCTTGGCCCTGATTTGCATCTTGCCAACATTCTCTGTTATGGCGGCAATAAACACAACCAATAGGAAGACGCATGTTACCAGACTTACCGTCAGGAACAGCAGAGTAGCACCTATCAGGGATTGCGGACGACGGTTCAACCACTTCCTTGAGTTCTTTGATACGTTCAGACGCATTTATCATCTCCATTGAATGTACTTTTGATAGACATATCTCACCAGTTGATTTATCAATGACCAAGAACCCAGCCTCGCTCAATCCATTTGCTTGTGCATAGGCTGAAATCTGTGCGATGTAACCGAAAGGATCGTCGTTCACTAGATCGTTGCGCTTAAACTTATCAAAGCTCCTGCCAGATGCACTCTTACAATCAATAAGGACACCATCAATAAGTGAATCTTGATGTCCCTTAACACCCTCTAAGGTTAGCTCTCGTTGCTGGTCAGTGACTGTATGTCCTGAGACAGTAGCACATAGCAACAACAGTTCTTCTAAGATATATCCGTATAAGAATTTAATTCTTGTGCTTGGTTGAATATGATCTTCAGTTGTTTGGTCTCTTGAGTCATACCATAACTGTCTGTTTGGTTTGCCAATGGCTGATAGCCGTAGACCTCTACGATCCCTTGGAGTTTCGTTCATGAAGTCTTTAACGTGTGTCTTCAACATCTCTCCAAAGGTATCAATGTGCTTGTCTACCTCGGCTTCATCCATATCAATAGGATCAAAAGTAAATAGCTTATAAATATCTTCAACTAAAGTATCAATTGTTTTTGTCATAAAAATTAGAGGGACACCTAAATTAATAGATGCCCCTCTTCTCCTTTTAAATTACGAAGCTAAGGGGAAGTCTACTGCTTCGTTACTCGTGTACCCATCAGGGACCACATCAAAGTCAGGACCGCTGCTTGCATACTCAACAAGCTCACGTACCTGCAAGGCGTCAAGGTATCCCTTAACACCTTCTTTACCGCCAAAGGTCCATGCTTTAGCAAAAGCTTTTGCACATACCTTTGAACCATTACCAATCAAGGTATTGGCAGGGAAAGAATTACGTTGTGCGTCTACTACTCGAACGCTACGGGGATCACCATTGTAGTTAGTGGTAAACTGTTTCAGTGTAACAAAGTCACCGCGCTTATCTTCTGGCTTCTGTGCTGTTACATTCTTAACAGACAGTCCTGCATCCTGTGCAATCTTTAAATTGTCTGGATCAAGATTACAAATGTCAATCGTGTACTCAGGCTTCTCAGGGTTAATCATGTTAGGCTCAAACACCTTTGCCCAGTAAGCTTCACCAGTAATAAAAATAGGGTCTGGATATTCTTTAGTCATTTTAATTTCTCCTAGAGTTTCTATTTAGTTTCCATCTTGTCTACTACACAAGAACAAACATTATAACATAAGGTTGATATGAAATCAACACTTCCTTGTACTTTATTTTTACATCATACTCTCTTTAAGTAGGCCTGTCAACTTATTAATGGGTCTCTGCCCATGTTTTTCCTACTTTATATTCTGAATCTAAGGGGCAGATAACTCCTAGTATTTTCTCAGTGTCCAGAATAGCTTGCTTGGTTATCTCACAAAACTGAGGAGTATCTTCTATGCTAACTTCAAACTGATACTCATCGTGAATAGAACCTACAAGCTTGGCATTTAGTTTCATCTCATTGATTTGCTTTGTCATCTGAACCAACCATTCCTTACAGATGATTGCTCCTGCACCTTGCAACAAGGTATTGAGCGCAGCATGTTCAGACCGTATCTGCAACCACCTACCATCTAATCCTTTGATGGACCCTTGGGTTGCAGCTTCAGTGACTTGTGTACGAAGTCTTTTCAGAGCTGGCATGTTGCTTAGAAACCTTTCTATAAGCTCTCTGCCCTGTGCCGCTCCACCTCCAACAACCTTACCAATCTTAGCAGGACCAGCACCATAGAGAAAGGCATAGATAAAAGTCTTTGCCTGATCTCTGTTGGTGAGACCTGCCATCTTCATGTTGGCTGTGTGTACATCTCCATTAACTACTTCATGTATATACTCCTTGTCTTTCATGTAATGTGCAAGGCACCGTAGCTCTAGACCAGAAGCATCAGTACCAATTAAATTATAATTGTCTGGATCAGAGATGGTCCATAGTGATCTGAACTCTTTACCATAAGGACTGTACGAGGCTGGGACTTGTGCCATGTTAGGACTATTGTGAGCCATACGGCCCGT